CCGAACTGGGCGGGCCAGAGGAGGAACCCAAGGAGGAGGAGGACGCCGAAGTGGTGGCTGGTGAGGACGCTCCCAAGGAGGAGGAAGTTCCCAAGCCGAAGAAGAAGGCCAAGAAGAAGGCCGCTCCCAAGGTAGAGGAGGAGCCTGAAGTGGTGGAGGAAGGTTGATGTGTCTCGCAGGAAGCATAAACAAAAGCCCAAGAAAAGACGGCGGAACAAGGGTTGTCACAAGCCCCGGTTTCTTGCTAAAGTAGCCCCGCTTATGGCTGAACAGAGTAAAGAGCAGGTACAAACTGCCATACAAATCCTAGTAAACGCAGCATCCCAAGCACGCTTGACCGCTGCCGAACATGAGCAGGTAAGGCAAGCCACACAGATTGTGGCTACTGAGCTTGGGCTGACAGGCCCACCAGACTCGCCCCAGCCTGACATAGTTATGCCAGAACCTGTGGTGGAGGAGAAATCCGAATAGCGATCTATGTGTTGGCTGGATGACATCAAGGTGGTTTTAGCGTCCTCCGCAGGTATTGGAAACTGGTGGATGGAAATTGATATTATCTTAAAGCTGGCCATAAGCCTAGCCACCCTGTTCTACATTGCCCTCAAGTGCCGCCAGTTGTTGAACCAGAAATAACATGAAACGTATCCTGATTGTTGGGGCGTTGCTGCTGTTTGCAGCCAACGTCAGAGCGGACGGGCTATTCAGCGCAGGCTGGAAGCCTAGTCCAAGTATAACCCTGTTTGGCCAGAAGCTCAGTTGGCCCATCCCCTCTCTGTGTGTGGGGAAAGCTGCTGGAGTTTTGCCTGATGCCGGGGTATCCCCGGATGGGGTCAACCTCAAGCTGCCTTACTTTGCGCTGACCATCCCATTCCCCAGCCTAACGGTTAAGATGGGGAAGGATGCTCCTGAAGTTGAGTTGAAGCTGGGGGAGATAAACAGGACTGAACACAAACACAAATCGGAGGCTGAATAATGCTAAAAAGTAAAACATTGTGGGCTGGGGTTTCGGGAGTTTTGGCTGGGATCGCTGGTTACTTTACCGGGGAGCTTGAGGTCGGAGCGGCTTTGCAACTGGTGGTAACATCAGTGCTGGCCATCTTCCTGAGACACGGAATCTCCAAGGTAGAGAACGGCGGCTAATACTGTCACAGTATAATGGCTATCCTGCGTTTGATTGCCGCTCTCCTCAAGGCCGTTCCAGTGTTGGAGCGGCTTTTTTTGGGGGTAGCCAAGCAGTACAAGGAAAAGGCAGCCCAAGAAAGGTATGAGGATAAACTGGACTTTATTGATTCTGCTGTTGATCGGTATCACAGCGTCGGGCTGTCAGACAGTAAGACTAAACAACGTGAAGGAACTGACGGAGCATCCCCAGTTCCCAGATGCTGCAAGAGCGGCCCCCGCGTGGACAAAGGCCGCGCTAAAAAAGGTGGCAGAACTAGAGTACAGAATAGAAAGAAAATGAAATCATACGCACCATCAAAAAAGAAAAAGGGTGGGAAGAAAAAGTCCCTTTAAGGCTCGGAAGATCAGAGCGGGACGGCGGTTAAGCTCATTCTTCCGCTTTTAGGGTCGCTGGAAATCTCTAGGTCGGCTGACATTTCCCCGATCAGCGCGTAGCTGAGGCTGTCAAAACTATGTTTATTGTCATCGTTAATGACATATTGTCCTACGCTCTTCCCTTTTCTAAGGAATCTCATCATGTCAACTGTTCGAGAACATTGAGCACTAATGTGTAACCTGTTGAGCATTAACAAGTCCTTAATTAGTTTCACCCTTTGTCTGACTGATCCCGCGAACTTGGGGGCTCCTATCATGTTAATTTTCCCGCCGCTCGCTGCTGCTACAACCCTGTGGTCGTAGGTGTTCCCGGAGGCCCTGAACCGATTCATGGCGGACATGTCCGACCAGTGTGTCCACCTGATTGGCCTATCGATGTGGGCTTCAACTTTCTCAATCATGTCCAGTGCCTCCCCTGTGAAGTCCTCCAAGGACACATCAGCGTGTAGTACAACGAGCTCGTCGAGTACGGCCCAGCGTGCTCCGTTCATGGTCTGGACTTTTTCCATAATGTGGAAGGAGTGGTTCCTGTCCCCCAAGTCCCACCCGCCAATCAGTTCAGTGCAGTTGTCTGACGGGAGAATCACTTCCCACTCGCTTTCAACGGGTGAGTCGGTGTCACCCACGACATGAATGGCAGCCTTGAACACCTTCCCGAAGTGGGAGTCGCTGCTGCTTGCCGTCCATTTGCCGAGAACATATCGGTCATAAAGCTCGGGGTCTGGCCTGAACGTGGCCACCAAATCCTTCCTGTCGTGTTCCGAGAGGTAGGGGTTGTCGTGTATCATGGCCTCAATTATCTGGAATTGCTCAGCGTATTCCGGGTCGGGGTGGTTTTCCTTGAAAGGCTCCTGATACCACAGCTTGTAAATCCAGCTTGTGGTTCCCTCTTCGGCGGGGTTGGTGTCTCCGATCCACTGGTGTCTGTGGTAGTCCAGCCCCGGGAGGCGTAATTGCCCCTTGCTGATCGAGAACACGCAACTGTCCTTGAAGTTCGACAACTCGGAGAAAAAGATCATTGAGAACCGGGTTCCTTTGATCTTCTCCTCGATGTCGTGATCCACGTCCAGAGAGTGAAGCTGTATCTCCGTCTCGCCACCGTGCATGTTGCTCACCTTCATAAAGTTCATCTTCGTGACCCCGTCCACCTTGGGTTGCACGGTCACCTCGAACCCGTCCAAGTTTTCCTCCCATTCAGGCACGATTAGGTCAGTGAGGTCAGACCACACCCCAGACTTGGCGTTCCTTATCGTCTTGCAGAAGATTCCCACTCTCCCACTTTTGGTTTCCCAGCAGTGTCGGACAAGGCGGTGAAGCACCCCGATGGTTTTGCTGGAGTAGCGAGGCCCTGAGACGAGTAGGTATCTTTTAGTGCAGTTGAATATCTCCAGTTGTTTGGGGCTGATTGAGGGATACCACGCCCCACTAGCATCAAGCGGCATATCCGTGATAACCTAACTGATTGGAGGCATTTATGGCAAATGAAATACGAATAGACCTAACCGACCCCGTCCTTGCTGAAGCTCTCGCTGAATGCGACCCGGGTGAAACACATACGATTACGATGGATATATCCGTTACGGAAAAGACTACAGAGCTCTTGGGTACGGTTATCCCTGAATCAGTTGAGAAGTATCCCGAAGAAGAAGAGGAACCAGTTCAACCTCCAGAATTACCCGGGGCAGCACCAGTTGCTCCAGCAGCAGCAGCACCCCCAGTTGCTCCAGCAGCACTCAAGGCAGTGATGTAGGATGGCCAAAAGAAAACCTGTTGTTAGCTACAACCCAGACGGGACTGTCGATGTCACATTGAAGTTCAATAGGCTCCGCCCCCGGAGAGGCAAGGGATTCAGGAGCGTCCTGTACCATGAGGACATACTTGAAAACAAGGACTTGAACGTTTATGTTAAGATTTGGAGGCGGATGCCAAGGGGCAAGATAAGGGGGGTTATGTTAAGATATGCCAAGGATCGCATGATCAACAACAGCCCAGTCATTATATGATAGACCTGAACGTTTTAAGTAGCCGAGGTGTTGACACTGACAAGCTCAAGTCCGTGTTCGCTGGTGATGACGCGGCCATCCCAAACAAGGCCAAGCCTCTCCTTTTCAGGATAAGGGATAGAATCGCTGATGGGCTTCAGTGGTGCATCAAAAACCACAAGGTTTACCACGCCCTTGATTTGGCATGGGAAACCCCGTTTCGACAGGTGAGCTCGACGCTGGCCTATTCTCTTGTGAACAATGATTTGGACGAGCAGACGGTAAAGAATGCCGCCAAAGACTGGGGGCTGACGGGGATGCTTGACGATATTGGTGACAGCAAGGGGACTAGAAAGAGCCTGAACCTGCCAATATTCTTCAACGTGTATGTCCCGATTGTTCGCGCCTATGTGACAATACGATGGGCCAGAATTTACAACGACAGGAGGCAGTACCCTTTGTTTAAATATGAGATGGCGCAGAACACTACGACGAACAAGCTGCGTTCGGACATTATCACCGACAGAGTTCAGACAATGTCAAACAGCTACGGGTACTCTGAAACCCTGAAGCAGGGCATCTTTCAAATGCTGCACTACGGTTCCTGCTTTCAGTTCCCGCAGGAGGAGTGGCACTCGGAGAAGCAGATTTTAAGAAACAAAGCCGGGGTGGAGGAGGAGAAGTATGTGCGCGAGGGGCTGAGATACCACCTACCTCATCCGTCCCGTGTTTTCTTTGACCAAGCTCATCGGACAACCACGTTCAACACGGACAGCGGTTGCTCGTTCGCCGGGTACTGGAGGATAATGCGCTACGGTGACATCCGAATGAACGACAAGTTCTGGAACGTGGACAAGATCAGTTACGGAAAGACCACAGACATGCTCTCCAGTGCGAAGACTTACCTTGAGCTCGTCTCGCCGTGCACAATGTCATTCCCAACATCCAAGAACGCATTCGGCAACATGGACAGGGAGGAGGGACTGGATCGCTTTTACAATAAATCAGATGACGACAAAGCTGTGCTCATTACTGAATACTACGAGAAGCTGGTTCCTAGCGAGTATGGTCTGGGCGACTATGATCATCCTGTTTGGTTTCGTTTTTGTCTCGCTAACGACGATACTATTCTTTACGCGGCCCCCATGCCATACTGCCCGGTGGTCTACTACGCCTACGACCCGCACGAGGGGCGGTCAATGAACGCCTCGCTCAGCCTTGAGATCATCCCGTTTCAGGATCAGATTGGGAACCTGTTATCCCAGTACCTGTTGTCAGTTAAGCAGAATTTGGCGAATATCACATTCGTGGACACGGATCAGGTTCCCAAGAGCATGATCGACCAGTTGCAGAACTGGGGGGAGAAAATCTTTAGGGGCCTGAACTTCATGCCCTTTAGTTCAAGGCAGAACAAGTTCGCTCAATCTGATGTACGGGAAGCATTCAACTCGGTTCGGTTCTCCACTCTCGACACAAACGGAATTGTCGGGGCCATGCGGCAGGTCATTGACATGCTGGAGAGGTTACTCGTTATCTCCGCTCAGGAAATCGCTCAGGTGGCAAGCCACGAGCAGACGGCAGAGGAGGTGCGAACGGTCGCCACAACCACGACAACCCGACTCGCCTTTACAGCGACGGGCGTGGATGACGCAATCAACGCTTGGAAGGAACAACTCTACCGTGGGCTCATGGCTTACGGGGAAGATGAGATTTATGCGAACATTAACTCTCAATACACTCTTGAGGCTCTTCACTCCTTGGGCTTCACCGTTACAGAGAAAGATGAGGATCGTTCTGGCGCAGTCAAGGTACGAGGACAAAAGAGCGCACTTGCTCTTGAAAGCATTGGTTCTTACCGCGACAGCTTGGATCGGGTTTCTGACAACGCAATGGCTGCTGCCTTGACGCAGTTTTACCAGATTATCGGTAACGATGCGGAGATACGCCAGAGCGTCGGCATCGACCAGATGCTTGATGTGGTTAACCGCGTGGGTCAGATGCTTGGCCTTCCAAGGGATTTCAAGCTACAGAAGATTAACGACGGGCAGGGCCCCGAGCAGCAGGCCGAGCAGATGGTGGCCATTGCCGAGGAGATCAAGGGTTCCGTGCTTCAGGAGGTGGGTCAGGCCATCGAGCCCATTGCCAAGAACACTCAGGAAAACACATCGGCTATTGAGCAGTTGATCCAGATAATCAATCAGGCTCCTCAGCCCCCAGCCGACACGCAGTATGATAACCCTGTCCAAGCTACCAGCGGAGTCCCAGAAGGTGCTCCAAATCCAGAACTGGTTAAACCATAAGGAATGCTCCGACCTGAAGGCTCTCGTTTTGTCTGAGGTGGCCGCATTGCAAGAGAAGTCATCCCGGCTTCTGGTTAACTCTGTTGAAGACCCACTAAGGCTCGCTGACGCGCAGGTGGTGGCCGAGGAGGCGAATCATTTGGTAAGGTTCGTGGGAATGCTGGAGAGAATCCAAAGAGGGGAACATGAATTTCAAAGGATAAAAATAGGGGTTTCAGAAAAAATATTATGGCAGTAGCAGACTACCTACAGGAACAGGTTGACATTCAGACTCCGCCGGGAGTTGAGATGGTCAGCATGGAAGACGCGGGCAGGCCCTTGGTTGAGAAGTCCGAAGAGGACAATGAAGGTGGGGAGGCCCCGCCTGAAGAGGAGGCCCCGCCTGAAGAAAAACAGGACGAGGTTGGGGACGCCACAACTAATCTAATGGAACGCCTTGGCTACAAGTCAAAGGAAGAGGGGGAGAAGGTTCTGGACGGCGACGACGAGGCTAAGGTGGAAGGGGAGGCTGAAGAAGAGGCCCCGCCCGAGGCAAAGGAGAAACCCAAGAGGAAGCGGGGCAGGCCGAAGAAGGAGGAGTTCCTGTCCGCCGATGACATCAGAGGCATTATAAGGGAGACGGCAAGCTCTGTTGCCCCTGTAAAATCTGACGATAACTTTGAACCAGCCCCGGGTTATGACGAGATTGAGGAGCTAAATAAGGGTGACCTTGATGTGTTCGGGCAGCTTGAAGGGAAAGACCCAAAATACATCGGGATTAGGGGAAAGTATAAGACCTACCTTGGGGAGCTTGGGTCTTATAAGGCCAAATGGACAACCGAGAACCCGGGTCAGGAGTTTGACACGAACGACGCTGAGCACGAGGAGTGGATCGGGGCGAACATACCCAAGTTTGATGAGCGCGACTTTGATGACGCCCGGATTGATTCTAGGGCAAAGCAAATGCTTAAAGATTCTGAGAGGAAATATATGAACGAACTTGATTCTGTTCGTTCTGAGGTGGCCGAGGCCAACATGAAGGGCGAGTTGGAGCAGGGGACAAACAACTCCGTTGCTGAGGTGGTTAGCAGTATTGATGAGAGCTATCTGAAGATGCTTCAGGAAAGCGGCGGGGAAGCGTTAGAGCAAGCCGACCCGATTGCCCACCACGTTCTCAATGAGACGCTGGCTGAGAGTGAGGGGGCTCTCTACGAGCTAGAGAAGTTGGCTCACCCAAGCCGCAAGTTCAGGCTTAACATGAACAACGAGGTTCACAAAGGGCTTGTGCAGTTTGCGCTCAGCAAGGAGAAGCAGATTTCAGCACTGCCGCAGTCGCAGCAGCTTCACGAGGGAAAGCAATTTGCTACCACCGAGCAGTGGATGAAGATGCCCGAGTCAAAAAGGGAAGGGCACTGGCACATTGAGCCCGAGCACATCAAGACGATGTACGTCAGTGATATAAGCAATAAGGCTAAAAATAGAATAGATTCAGAACGTGAGCGTTTTGAGAGGTACTCATCAAAAAAGACTGGGAAGAAAAGTTCCCAGACAAGTGTGGCGAGTAGTATTATTAGCCCCAGAAAGACCAACAAACCGCAACCCCCGGAAACATCAAGGGGTGACGTAACGTCAACAGCTACTGGCGACACAGCAAAGACCCCGTTGGGCGATCTCCCAACTTTGAAAAAGTTTCTATGGGGGTGATATACTGCTGCCTTAACTCTTTAGGGAGGAAAATATTATGGCAGCAGTACCACAAACTAACGACGGCGCACATAGTGGACATGGCACTAATCAGGCCAACCTGTATCAGGATGTTAACTATGGAGGCAAGGACTCTCAGGGAAACCCAGTAGCGGCGAAAACCGCCGTATGGAACTCCTACAACTCCTGCGGGACGATCACGAGATCGAACATAGGTCTGGCATCACCCGCAGACTTGGACGACATTTTCAAGTCGAGCGGTAACTACCGCGACATGACCCACCTGTTAACGACTCAACTGGAGTTGGCCACATGTGGTGCGCGTCAGTATGGGATGTACGACTGGTTGGTTTCCAGCGCGAAAAGCGTCGGCAACCTCGTCAACACCAAGAAAATTCAAGGCTCAGGCTTTGAGGTTGATCCGTTTATTCTCGCGTCACAGAAGGATGTCATTAAGGACAACTACTGGATTGTGGATCGGATTTATGATTTCGCCTACAAGGTTCCACCTGCCTCAGGCACGACGTTGGTTACTCCGGGGGCAAACGAAGAGCTAATTACTGTAAATGGTAACTTGGCTGCATCTACTAAAGACTACAACATTATCAAGGTACATGTCCCAGCCAACGGCAACCAGCCAATCGCGGCTTCCTACTTTGCGGCGGGAATGCACTTCTTCATCTTTGTGAAGGATGCCTCTGGTAATGCCTACCGTTTGGAGTGGAAAGTGATTCAGGCAGTTGGCGGCACGGCTACCATAGGGTCTGGAACATCTGGGGAATACATCGACATCGAGGCTGACTTTATTGGCGGCTACGGCGGCGGTGCTTCCATCAAGAAGGGCACTCTCGCTGGCGACTGGAATGCTGACTTTAAGGTTGGCTCGACGGTGGCAACCACGGCCTTGGCGTTCAAGGTTGCGTTGGCCCAAGGCGGTGTGCTTTCAGTTGGCGCGAACAACGTGACTGACTTTGAGAAGTGGTGTGAGAGTCGCCCCGCTCTCAGCACGTTGAAGCACGTTCCGTTCTGGTTTCAAACCTCACGTTACACCCTCTGTGTGGATCAGTTCTACAAGGAGTGGCTGGAGCGCATGATGAGGAGTAACTCTTACTTCCAGAAGTTTGGTGATGTGCCGCTGGCCGAGCGCAATAAGCAGCTTGGTTTGCAGTTCCAGAAGGAATGGGTTAACCAGTTCTTCTGGGGTCAACCTCTTAACGGTCAAACGCTCGCTGGTTATCAGGGAACGCTTGAGCAGATCAACTCCTACAGCCCGACCAACCAACTTGAGTTGAACTCGGGGATGGAGAACAAGTTCATCAGCTACCGCGCCAACGCTACAGGTGTTTACCGCCAGTTGCAGGACACGGGCCGCGTGGTGGACAAGCAGGGTGGGCAGTTGAGTCTTGAGGTTGACTTGTTTAACAGGTTGTTTGAGTTGGTTCGCTCCCGCAAGGATCAGGGTAAGCCAGCCGATTCAGTGGATGTTTTCACCGACTCGACCACTGCTCGGAATATCTGGAAGGCCATGATCGCCTACTACAAGGCCGATGGCCCACTGGATTCCATCACTTGGGACGCTGGACGCACGAACCTCTTCGGGGGCTTCTACGCCCAGAGTTACAACCTACATCACCCTGCCGGGGTGACGATGAACATCATCACGAACGAATTTTTCGATGACATGGTGACTACCGCCAAGATTGGCGACTCGCGGCAATACCGCTCAGGTGGGACTAACGCAGTTGCAGACGGTTCCGCTGGACGGTTCCTGATGATACTCGATCTGGGCGGCGGCATCTACCCGGGTATGATTGACTCCAATCGCGTGGTTCATTCCACCGGGAATCTGGATGATCTGGCCAAGGTGAATCAGGATTACGCTTGCGTGATGAAGAATCCCACCAAGGAGGTCACGCTGAACTCGCAGACATGGACGGCGATTGTCGAATGCCCTCTTGATAACTTGATTATCGAGAACTTTGACAGTCAAGTTCCAGTGACTGGGCTTTAATTCCTAAGCTCTGCTACTGGCCATAGGAATAATAACAGCAGGGCGGTTGTCACGACCGCCCTGTTTTTTGTTATACTACCTGCTGCTATGGCGAAGCCGAAAACGCACTACTGGAAGAAGTCTAATCCTCGCAACCCAATTCCCCTAATGGGGGGAGGGTTCTTCGAGGTAGAAATCGTATCCCAATCCGAGGGAATCGCATCAGTCTCAGACCCTGCCGTACAGGAGGAGCTTGAAGGGAGGCTAGGAACCTATGGCCTTGAGCAGATTGACAAGACGTACTACGAGGATTTAAAAAAAAACAAGTCATCAACCTCCTTAAAGGTGCAGGTGCGCGAAGAGATCGGAGGGATCAGTTCGTCTCACAACCCGGAAACGCAACCCGGAGTGCTAGAGGTGGGTGCAACTGTAACAAGTGACGGAGACGCAGTGATCTCCGATACCGGGAAATCCCTTCCCTTGCCTGAGGATTACACACCTAAAGCATCTAAGAGGCCCAAACCAAAATGAAATTCACCGACCTAGTAGAAGAACTGAGCAGCGACATCTGGCCAGAGGGTGTCCCTGAGAATCTTGTTGCCCCTGTGCGAAAGAACTTTGCCTCCGCTGCGGTGGGCTTGCAGCGGTACATCCCGTGCTTTCAAGAGAAGAACATCAGCCGATACCCGCAGTGCTCCACCTATTACCAGCGCGGCATGACTGTGTTCGATGCCCCCAAGGGGAGGATCGAGAGGCTGTACACCGTGCAGACGAACGACGAGGATTACCCGGCATATTTTCATCAGGCCAGTAAGCACGAGGTTGAGTGCCACGCGATGGCGTATATACGGAGCATATACCCCCCTCAGAATGAGGGTCTGGACGCGCTTCCGCTCGGGTTCAAATACCCCGAGGAGGACAGTGATTACTACGTGACTGTTTCAGGGGTAACGTCAACAAAGAAAAGCACAAAGCATTTCCGTGCTGTAACGGGGCTGTGGGCGATAGAGAACAATAAGATTTGGGTTTCCCCGTGGCTTAGCAGCTTTGAGGTGGCTGCCATTGAGTGGAGCGGGTTGAAGCAGACCTATGGTGACGAGGATATAGTATATGATTCGTCGGACTGGAAGCGTGCCGTAAGGCTTTATGTTCACAAGGAGTATGCTCGAGATTACGATTCTGATTATGAGAAGTACAAGTTCCTGACGGTTGAATATAACGAGGCACTGGCTGATCTACTTTACGAGTGCAAGAAGGAGACAGAGGTGAAGCCCTTCCTGTACTGCGATGAGGCGTTTGACATTCTCACAGCTAGGCGTGACGCACAGCGCACGGCGGGAACAACTGATGCGGTCGCAACCACGTCCTCCTACGTGTTTGCACAGATAGGGGACTTCGGTGCATCTGCCGGGGCAGGGGACTATGACGGAACAAACGCTGGCAAGGTGGCTACGTTGATTAAAAGCTGGAGCCCTCAGTTCGTGGTTACCACGGGTGACAACAGTTACAACGCCTCGGGGGCCGACATGACAACCGACACCTATGACACAAATGTCGGGCAACATTACAGTGAATACATCTTTCCGTTCGGCACGGGGCAGTCCAGCACCTACACGTCCACCGCGACAGAGAACAAGTTTTTCCCTGCGGTTGGTAACCACGACTATGTGTCAGACAGCCTGTCGTTTTTCCATAGCTATTTTACGTTGCCCGGTAACGAGCGTTACTATGATTTTATCAGGGGTGGCATCCACTTCTTCTGCATCAACAGCGGGATCGCAACGGATGGGGACGCGGTAGAGCCAGATGCTCTTTCAGGTTCGTCTAGCTCCCACCGTGGAGAAGACTCGATAATGGCTGACTGGTTACAGGGTAAGCTGGCGAACTCCTCGGCCCACTGGAAAGTGGTTTACTTCCATCACCCTCCGCATTCGTCAGACATAAACATGGCGACTAACAAGGGAGTGGTTGAGATGCGCTGGCCATTCAAGGAGTGGGATGCCGACATTGTCCTCAGTGGCCACGGCCACCAGTACGAACGGCTAAGGGACACAGGGAATGGGGACTACCCCTACATTGTGAACGGCGCAGGTGGTGCACCTTTGAGGGGCTACCACAGCAACGCGCTGGCAACCGGGATCACGAGCGTACTGAAGTACAACACCAAGCACGGCGCAGTTCGTGGAACCGTGGAGGGTGACACATTGAAGTTTGAGTTTATAGATTATGACGGAGGGGTACAGGACACC